ACATAGCGATTATCAAACTATTGTGGCTGACGTTAAAAAGTTCGCCACCGGCAAGCGTACTGCGGTGATTTCGACCATCAATGGCGATTCGAACGTGCCCTTCTACAAAGAACTCGCGAACCAAGGGTTAGGCTCAGCGGCTCAGGCGGCTCAGCACCCCCCCGTGTCAAAGTGAAAGGGCAGCACCGCGCAAACGGCCTGCCCCACGACCGATCGCTCTGGAGGAGCCGACCGATGCCCCAATCTTTGCAGCCCAAGATCCTGCCCAATGGCACCGCAGACTGGACTACCGCCTTTGACCGGCGCATTCAGAACGTGCCCTATGACTGGAAAGGGCCCCTCGTTGAAGTCCTTGACACCGCCCAGACCGTTGAAATGGGCATCCAGTGCCAACTTGACACCCCACCAACCGCTGAGCTGATCGTGGGCCTTACGCGTCTCGTCATGGAGGAGAAAGCCCGTCAGGATGCCAAGCACCCTTGATGCACCCCGCCGTCCCCCTGCTGGACCACCAGCAAGCCCTCGACCGCACCCTCCGCCAGCACCGCACCGACGAGCTGGCACGCCTCCCTCACCTAAAACGGGAGCTACGGGCCATGCGGGCGGCTCGCAGGTCTTACACTGCTCACACCGAATGAGGCGCAATCACCAACAGTGGCTAAGAGCACGAAGCTACAAATTGATCAACGTGTTAGCGATTGCTACCGATTGCTTTGTAGTGGTTATGCTCGGCGGGACATCCTTCACCACGCTTCCGAGAAGGGGTGGGATAAAACTGATCGGCAGATAGATACATACATACAACGTGCGCGGGAGATGCTCCTTGAAGACTCGGCCCTTGAGCGCCCTGTTTGGCTTTCTGAGGCTCTTGCACGACTTCGTAAAGCCGAACGCCATGCTGCATCGCTTGACCAGCCTGCCATCGTGATCCAGTCAGTGCTTGCCCAAGCCAAGCTGATTGGCTGGAAAGACGATGGCGCATGACCACAATCCTTGATCGCTGCCCAGCAGGCTCGATCCTCAGCAAGCCGCATCGGGCCTCGCCGTTCAACATGGCAGCCGAAGCGGCTCGCCTCCACGACACGCTCACCGCACCACAGCGTGCCGTTGCTGATGCCGACACCCGCTTCAAGCTGCTCTGCTGCGGGCGCCGCTTTGGCAAGACCTACCTCTCGATCTCACAGCTCCTCACATGGGCGATGGAGAAGGCGGGTGGTTTGTTCTGGTATGTCACCAGCACCTACCGCGCAGCGAAGCGCATCGCATGGGCAGCGTTGCGCGAGATGGCGCTGCCTGAGACTGTCGCCAAGATCAACCACTCCGATCTGACCGTCACGCTGGTCAACGGCTCGACCATCAGCCTGCTGGGTGCCGACAACCCCGACAGCCTTCGTGGCGTGAGCCTGAGCGGCTGCGTGATCGACGAGGCTGCCTACGTTGACCCCAGGGTCTGGACCGAGGTGATCCGCCCTGCCCTGTCGGACCAGGAGGGCCCCTGCTGGCACATCACCACACCACGTGGCTACAACCACTTCCACGAGCTATGGGAGCGATCCGAGGACGACCCGACCTGGAGCAGGTTCAGCTACACCACCATCGACGGCGGGCACGTCAGCGAGGAGGAGATCGCCGCGGCCAAGCGCGACCTTGATGCACGCACCTTCCGGCAGGAGTACCTGGCCAGCTTCGAGACGGCAGCAGGCAGGGTCTACTACGACTTCGACGAAAGCAATATCGACGACACGGTGGTGGACTTGGGTGGGCACGTGCTGGTGGGCATCGACTTCAACGTTGGCGTGATGGCTGGTGTGCTCTGCTCGCTGGCAGGACGGCAGCTCCACCAGTTCGACGAGATCGCGATGCCCAACAGCAACACCGACGAGGTGTGCCAGTACCTGGCGGAGCGGTTCAAGGGGCGGCGGGTGCTGGTCTACCCAGACCCCACAGGGTCAGCACGCAAGACCAGCAGCGCAGGGCTGACCGACCACGGCATCATCCGCCGGTGGGGGTTCAGTTGCATCACGCCAACATCCCCATGGAGCGTGAAGGACAAGATCAACGCTACCAACGGGATGGTGTGCAACGCATCAGGTGAGCGTAATTACTTCGTGCATCCAAAGTGCAAGAAGACCATCCGTGCGCTGCGTAGCGTCACGTTCAAGGAAGGCAGTGAGGACTTCGTGATCGACAAGACGCCAAACATTGAGCATTGGACGGATGGCCTCGGTTATCTGGTGCTCAGCGCCTGCAACCAGATGAAGCCCTGGCCAACCGGGGCAACCTCGGTCGAGGTGTGGTAGGCGCCCGTAGACTCCTCCCATGGCAGATCAGTTCATCCCCATCGGCGGCTTCCCTGACAGGGCGATCGGTAACGCCCCCGGTGATCCCCGCGTAGGCCCCTGGGGCCTTGGTCTGTTCCCCGGCACCACGGGGATGTTCCGGGAGATCGACGATCAGATCGACCCGAACGATCCGGCGGCGCCCACCTCGATCTATCGCCTGCAGGCGGAGCAGTGGGGGGAGATAGGCCTGTGCATGGGTGGCAACGCGGAGATTCGCAGGAACGCCTACAGGCTGATCCCGCAGCTCAGCAAGGAGAAGGATCCCTGCTACGCCCGTCGGCTACAGCATGTGCTCTACTCGCCCTATATGCAGCGCATCATTGCTGCTGCTGTGGGCTTGATCCTCCGCAAGCCGATCACCTTGAAGGGTGGTAACGAGGAATGGTGGGAGGAATGGCGCGAGAACTGCGACCGGCAGGGCAACAACCTCGACAACTACTCCAAGAACCTGCTCACCCAGGCACTGGCCTACGGGCACTGCTGCTCCCTGGCCGACAACACCGCTGATACCACCATCCAGACACTGGGCGACCAGTATGAGCAAGGCGTGATGCCGTTCCTGACGATCGTGCATCCCCGGCAGCTCATCGGCTGGCGCGAGGACATCCGCAGCACCGGCAGCATCGTGCAGCAGGTGCGGATCCTGGAGGAGACCACTGAACCAGACGGGAAGTTCGGGGTGAAGACCATCCGACAGGTGCGGGTGCTGGAACCCGGCAAGTTTGAGGTGTACCGCCGTCGCAACCAGCTCGTGGACGATGAGCCCACCCTGGCCGCGGGGCCTGGCATCCCGGATGCGTCCGGCGGCAACACCTGGGAGGTGGTTGAAGGTGACAACGTGGACCTGGATCGCATCCCGCTGTCGGCGGTCTATTCCGGGCGGAATGGCACCTTCCTGTCGCGGCCCCCGCTGCGGGATGTGGCATTCATCAACCTGCAGCACACGCGGGTGCAGTCGAAGCTGCTGCACGCCTTGGATGTGGCGGGCTTCCCGATCCTGACGCTGATCGGCTGGGACGACACCAGCTCCAGTGTGGATGCTGATGTGACCTCCGCCCTGGCGCTGCCGATCGGCGGTGGTGCGTCCTACACCGAACCGGCCAGCTCAGCGTTCTCCGCCACCCAGGAGGAGCTGCGAAGCCTGGAGGAGCAGATGGCCAACCTCGGCATCGCCATCCTGGCGCAGCAGAAGATGGTGGGTGAAACTGCCGCGGCGAAGCAGCTTGATCGGGCTGACACCAACAGCCTGATGGCGGTGGTGAGCATGAGCCTGGAGCAGTGCCTGCAGGAGCAGATCGACCTGGTGGCGGAGTTTGCCGGGCAGGAGGCGCCAAAGGTGAGTCTCGATCGCAACTTCGCGGGGCAGACGCTGGAGCACACCGTGGCAGATCTGACGGCTCTGTTCACGGCTGGGGCGATCGACCGCCCGCTGCTGCTGGAGCTGCTCCAACGGGGCGAGGTGCTGAAGGACGGCGACGACCTGGAGGAGGTAACCGATCGGATGGAGCAGCAGGACGCGGCGGACATGGAGAAGGAGATCGAGAAGGCAGATGCAATGGCTGGGGTGGAGGTAGCAAAGGCCCAGGCACTGGCCCCGCCTGCAGTCCCGCCAACATCGGCTGGTGAGGACTGACGACTACCATAGAAAAGTTTCATCTATCACCATTGCACATGACCGCTGCATCTGTTGTTACTGCCGTTGGCAGGATGCTCACGCCAAAGCATGGGGAGCCACAGCGTTGGGAGCGCATCAAGATCCGCAGGAACCCTGACGGGTCCGTGGCCAGCACCGAGTGGTACGAGATCAGGGAGGAGCCCGCCCAGCGGTAACACGGTGAACGGTATCGTCACGGACAATCAGCTACGGTGGCGTCATCCCCAGGGCGCCGCCGGTGGCTCGCAAGTATGCCCGCGATAACCGCGGCAGGTTCTCCTCCACCGGCACCGGGGCCACAGCCCGCGGCGGGCGGCTGAAGACAGCAGCGGGCAACAAGCGGGCAACGCAGACCATCCAGGCGGGCAGCAGGGCGGGGGTCGCTTCAAAACCGAGGAACTTCAAGCCGAAGGCGGCTGTTACCAGCAGGGAGGCGTTTATCGGCAGGCAGGGTGGTAGCCGTGCTGATTCTTTGTCGAACGCCATTGCGGCGTCATCTCCTGGTGGGCGCACAAGGATGACGCAGAAGCAACTGAAACGGCAAGTGGCAACAGTTAGCCAGCAGTCAGCAGCCATTTCCCGGAAAGCGGAGAAAGCTGGTGGGCTCTACGACCGGCTACAGAAGGCGGGGAAGGTGCGTCCGCCATCGCAAGTGGAAAGTTTGCAGCGCACGGCACAGGGGATGCCTGAGAACGCTGCCACACAAGCAGCGCAGCGTGTGCTGGCGAAGCGGGCGCAGAGGTTGGCAGCAGCGCCCGCTTCGGCGCCGAAGGCGAAGACCACCGAGATGCGGAAGGCCGCTGACCGCATTGAAGCGTCAGGCGTGCTGGGCCGCACCAAGAACGGTGGCTACAACCCCACCGGCAACGCTGGTGCGGGGGATGTGGCCCGCAAGATCCGCGCCAAAGCCAACAAGCTCGATGCGATCGACTCCGCCAATGCCGCCGCGGCAGCCGGCAGGGCAGCGACAGCCGCGAAGCAGGCCAAGCCCATGGCCGCTACAGGCAGCCGCCGCGATGCAAACCGCCTGCGGATGCTGAACAACAGGTTGCGCTACCAGGCGAAGCAGGGCTACACCCCGGACGAGCTGAGCGTGCGCGCCACCACGAGCGCCCGCAACACCCTGGCCAGCAGCATGGCGGCCCAGGGTGGGCAGAGGGTGCAGGTCCGCTCCCGCAGCGAAGCAGCGCGGGCGCAGCGCGGGCGGGCTGTTGTCACGCTGAAGGCAGGCAATTTGGCGAGTCCAGGACGGCGCGGCACGAAGTCCACGGTGGATGTGCTGATGAAGGACGGCTACGGCGTCCGGCGCCAGACCGTGCAGGGGAAGGATGCACTTGGTGGCTACACGAGAACCATGAAGGCACCGCAGGGGGCAAAGGAAACCAGCATCGCTGTGCGCCCAGGTGGCGGTGCCCGCATCCGTGGTCGCACGACTGCCACGCAGCCGAGCCTGCTGGGTGGGTCCGCAAAGGCGCTGAAGGTGTTTCGCAAGGCGCCTAAGGCCAAGGGGCGCCGCTGATGGCACGCAAGTACGTCAGGGACAACCGCGGGCGGTTTGCTACCACGGGTGCAACTGCCAGGGGAGGGCGGCTGAAGACCGCCGCAGGGAACAAGCGGGCGACGCAGACCATCCAGGCGAAGGCTGCTCCTGCTGCTACCGCCGTGAAGCGTCCCGCTGGCTTCACCGGCAAGCCGGGTCCTCGTGCGCGACGGGTGGCCAACTCGATCGCCAAGGGCAATCTGGTCAGAACCTCTGACGCCGATCGGCGCCGTTTTGCGCAGAATCGCGCAACGGCTGAGCGAGCACTGGCCGAGGTGAGGCGGAAGCCTCCGCGCAATGCGTTTGGCCTGGATCGCAACGCGGTCTACATGGCGGAGAAGCGGGTGGAAGGGCTGCAGGGCAACATCCCCGCCTACAGCAAGCCGAACCGCGCCGAAACCGTGGTGCCGAACCGCAACGCACTGGCCCGGAAGCGTGCAGCGAAGGAGAACGATCGGATCATGTCCGAGTTCCGGGCATCCACCGCGCCGAAAGCAGCAGCGCCCGCCCCGGCGCCGAAGGCGAAGTCTGTGTTGCCTAAATCATTGGCCAAGGCTGATAAAGGCGCAGCGTACATGCAATTTATGGACAGGGCGCAGGCGGTTACAGCGAGAAGACGGGCCCGTGATGCAAGTGATTACAACCTAAAAAGGCGTGATAGAAAGGCCGCAAGATCAGCCGCCACAGCAGCGCGTGCAGAGAAGTACGTCTACAGCTTGCAAGGCAGGCTGCTGAGAAGTTAAAAGGGTGGTCCCTGTTGGCCTAGCTGCCATGTCGGCTTCTTCCTATCGATTGCACAGTGATACCACTGCAGGCTGGCCGGGTCTTGCGCCCATGCGTCTTGGCTGTACCAGATCAACCGACTGTCAGAAGGTACATCGCTAAATGGCGGGGATGGCAGCCCTTGACCATCAAGCCAATCCAGCAAGCGTTGGCCCTTATCAGAAGTCATCGAGTAATTTTACCATTATGTGCGTGCCTCTATGAACGAAGCCCAGTCGCTCCGCACCGTCCGCAACGTCCTGCGGCTGGAGAATCTCAGCGCGGACATCGCCGCCCCGGTGCAGCGTGAGCTGACCCGCATCCTGCAGGAGGTCGCGGCGATGGTCGAGGCGATGGATGCCGACCCGCTGAATGCCACGCTGTTCCGGCAGGCGCGGTGGCGCACCTACGAGGCGCAACTGCGGGCGATGCTCCAACCGGTGAACGATGAGTTCTATGACCTGCTGGTGCGGGAGCTGGCGGCGGAGATCCCCCGGCAGGTGCGGGATGCAGAGCTGGCCATGCTCGACGCCGGCATCACGCCATACCAGACCACTGCCGAGGTGCTGCCGGCAGGGGTATCGGTTGGGCCGACACCCTCCACCGTGGGGCCGGTGTTCCAGGAGGTGGGGGCTCCATCGCTCACCCGCACCCAGCTCTACCGGGTTGCTGCCGACACCGAGGTGCTGAACCGCCCGCTGCAGCGCCTGTTCCAGAGCGACACCGCCAGGCCGCCTGCACCACTGCCAGCCAGCCAGGCAAAGGGCAGCGTGTTCATCGAGTCGCAGATCCGGCAGATTGACGCGGTGGTGAAGCGCGGCTTCCTGCTGGGCGAGACGAATCAGGAGATCGCCAAGAACCTGCTCACCGATGGCGCTGCCCGCTCCAGGCGCGAGGCGGCCACCATCTCCCGCACGGCGGTGATGCAGATGAGTGCCGACGCACACCAGGGCTTCTGGGATGCCAACAGCAGCGTCATCGCCGGGTGGGAGTACGACGCGCTCATGGACTACCGCACCTGCCCGGTGTGCGCCCCCTGGGATGGCAGGACGGCAGCAGAGCGCAAGGATCTGCCTGATGTGCCCCGTCATCCGAACTGCCGGTGCAGCGTGCTGCCTCTCACCGAGACGGAGCTGGAGCTGCGGAAGGATCGCGGCCCGCAACGCCGCACCACGATCGAGCTGGTGCCCTACGACGGCACGGACAGCAAGCCGAAGGAGACCAGCACCCAGCGGGTCTATGCGAAAACTGCATCGGTGGACGGGAAGCGGTACTGGCGCGTGGCCCGCGACATCAAGCAGGCCGACCATCCGCTGACCCACGGCGAGTTTCTGGCCAAGACCACCGACATCAACCTGGAGAAGGCGCTGCTCAGCAAGAAACGCGCCAAGGCATTCCGGGAACAAGTCGCTTCAGGCACCAGCCCGGATGCTGCGCTGGTGCGCGTGACGCAAGCCTTCCACCAACCGGCGCAGATGGCACCCTCCCTACGTAAAAAGCAGCGGGGTGCCCCTGCACTGGGACGCTCCGCTGCTCCTCGTGCCAGACCACAGGTACGCAACCTGGGTGGGCGCTGACTACGCGGCTGCTGCCAGCACCAGTTCGCCGGCTTCTTCCATCGCTTCCACTGTCACCACGCTGCCGGGTTCGATACCCAGCTTCTTGAGGTAGGACGGGCCGACGAGCACCTGTCCGTTGCCGTTGACCTTCAGCGTACCGTTGGCCTTGAAGCCGCGTGTGCCGTTGCCGAAGGTGATCCCATTGGCTTCAGCCAGTGCCTGCAGGAAGGCGGTGGTATCCACCACTTCATCGCCTTCAGATTCCCCGCGCTGCACGGTGCGGACGTAGCCGCAGGCTTTGGCCTGTAGTGCTTTGCTGGCGCCTGCAACGCCCGCCTCCTTGACCTTTGCCAGTAGTTCCTTGCCTGTGAGTGCCATGTTGAAAGATGGTTGACCCACATACGCTACTATGCGACCAGCAGTTCATCAAGGAGGACACCATGCCACTTTGGCCAGAGCAGGGGACCGACCATGACGGTGTTGATTGGGACGCCTATCGACGCAAGACGGCTCGCCCTGGCAGCTTGACCGATGAGGAACGGGCACAAGCACGCGATTCGGAGGAACAGGTGAAAGAGCCACCCCGCCGTGTTTCCCGCTCCTCAGAGGTATAGTGAGCCACAACCCATGCAAACGATGACCGCAGTGGAAGGGATGGAGTCGGTGGCTCCAAACGATCAGCCGGTGGCTGATGTTCCCGCGCAGCCTGCAGCAGACCCTGAAACCGAACGTCTCAAGGCGAAGCTCACAGAGGCCAACAGGCACAAGAGCAAAGCCGAACAGCGGGAGGAAGCCGAGCGCAAGGCCAGGGTCGAAGCAGAACAGAAGCTCGCGGAGATCGAAGCCCAGCGACTCGCGGGGCAGGGTGAGTTCAAGCCGCTGTGGGAGGACGCCAAGAAGTCCAACCACGAACTGCAGGCCAGGATCACGGAACTGGAGACTGCCCTGGAACTGGAGCGCACCAGTGTCCAGACAGAACGCCTCCGGGCAGCCGCGATGGCCCGCATCGGTGATGCGGAAGCTCGCAGACCGGAGCAACTCTTCCGACTGATCGACGTGATCGAACACGAAGGTCAGCCAGCCGTGATCAAAGGTGGGGTGGAAGTTCCGCTCGACCAGTATCTGGCCACGCTCAAGCAACAGGGATCAGGCTGGGAGCACCACTTCCTGCCGACCGCCAAGAAAGGGATGGGCACACCGACTGCCAGCCCTGGGGGCGTACCAACCCCCGGCGACCCGCAGCCGAACCCGTACCTGCCTGGAGGCAACATGACCTACAGGATCATGCTTGAAGCGACACAACCTGAACTCGCCGCTGCACTACGAGCTGAAGCTGGGGTGGGGTAACCACCAACCCAACGAGTAACGGCCAATGGCTGCTGTTTATGGAAACTACGGGGGCTTTACGACCCCCACACCCGTAGCCATTGGCTCACGGGCTTTCCCCAACTGGGGCTCCACCTTCGCTGGTGATCTGGGCGCCTGGGTCAACCGCACCAACCTCGGTGCTGTGGTCCTGGAGCGCACCTACAACGAGTATGCCTGGATCAGTTCCGGCATCATGGCGCCGAACGCGAACGTGAACATCAACACCGGCCACCTGGCCGAAGTGCCGATGATCCGTCCGTTCAAGGCACAGAAGGAGCATGTCGAGTCGAACGCGACCTGGGGTGCCTCCGGCAAGGGCCACCTGACCGTCCAGAAGATCAACGGTGACAGTGCGTTCACGCCCATCCAGCAAATCGCCTTTGCTGGTGGCGCGGACGATCTGAGTGCCTGGGAATCCGGCATCGACCCAATCGGTGTCATGGTCTCGTACTTCACCGAAAACCAGCAGCGGATGGCCACCGAAACGCTGATGTCGCTGATGGATGGGGTGTTCGGCACTGGCGGTGCGCTCAACGGCACCCATGTCCTGGACGTGAGCGGCGCCACGCCGACGGAAGCCAACTTCCTGTCAGCGGCCACGCTGATGCGTGCCAAGAGCCTGCTGGGTGAGCGCGGCCAGCGGCTGCAGATCATCGCCATGCACTCCAACGTCGCCAACTACCTCGCCACTGTGGGGATGCTGACCTTCTCCACCTCTGCGCTCGCCACTGGTGGGAACATCGCATGGGGCGGTGGTGGCGTGGGCATCACGAACACGATGGTTGCCGACATGGCAGGCTTCCGTGTGGTGGTGGACGACACTCTGGTGCCCACTGGCACCGGCGCCACGGCGGATTACCCCATCTACATGTTCGAGCCTGGTGTGGTCAGCACCGGGTTCCGCAACGGGATGCGGGTTCGATATGAAACCAACATTCTGAGCTTCCAGAATGTGGTTGCTGCTGACTGGTCTGCCGCTGTCGGCATCCTGGGTATTTCCTGGAAGGCCGGTAGCACGATCAAGTACCCCACCGATGCCCAGATTGCCACCCCGGCCAACTGGGAACTGAAGGTGCTGGAGCCGAAGACTATCGGCCTGGTGAAACTTGTAGTTAACAATCCGTGGTGATTAGCCACTGATTAACTATAGCACGGGGAGGCAAGTGCCTCCCCTTTTTCATGCCCCGTTCCCCGTGAGCCACTGCCAGGCAGTGCCTTTCTTGATTGCTGACACCATCCGCTGGTTCACGCCAAACCTGTCCCCGATCGCCTGCTGGGTGAGCCTGCCAACCTTGAGCAGCTCGTTGATGGCGATGACCTGATCGGTGGTGAGCTTCCCCGATCCAGGCGGCCCGTCGCCAAGTCCTGTATGAACTGCATGTTCACGGTTCCACTTGGCAGTGCCGTATTCCAGGTTGCTGAGGTGGTTGTTCTTCTTGTCGCCGTCCTTATGGTTGATCCATGGTTGATCCGCTGGCGGTGGCCCGATGAAGGCAAGCATGACAAGAGCATGGACAAGCCGCGTCCCTGTCGGATAAAGGTGGACCTGCAGGTATCCAACTGGGTGATCTCCTTGCCTCAGCACCCGTCCTTGGTGAGTTCTGAATGTGTCCCTGTAGGGCGATTGGTGCGTAATGCTCCGCACATTGCCATGATCTGACACCTCGTAATGCAAGTGCCCAGGGATTGCCCTGTAGACTTCTGCCATCAGCTTGAAGCTCCAAGTTGGTCACGCGGCAGGGGCTGACACCCGCTGCCGCCACCATTGTACGATGCCTTGGTACAAGACCGGGCGGTTTTGTTAGAGGGGGTCTTCGGACCCCCTTTTCCATGTGGTAAGGTGTTGGGGCTGGTGGGAGCAGAAGCCTTTCGGCCAACCCTTCCTTAAATACGGACTGCGGCCTTCGGGCGTCTTGCGGATTGATGTAGCCAGCCAACACCTTTCTCATTGGGCAGTAGGCTCTCCCTGCTGGGTCGGGACCAGCGGTGCGGGGGCGGAACGAGAGGGCCGCCCCTTTCTCCTCAGGAATCGTTTTCCTCGCCTGCAGCACCCCATTGCGTCCTGGCTACAGCAGCGCGGGCGGTTGCTTCCACCTCCGGGAGGAAGTGCTGCAATGCCGCGTCGATCAGGTCGCTCTGGTCCTGCACCCCATCCATGCCGGCCAACTGCGCCTGCAGGACCACCTGCCGCAAGCGGTAGCGTGTTTCAGGCAGCATGTAAAAGGTGGCCGCCACCCAGCCGCTGTTGCGCTTGGCGGCAGAAGCCCGTTTCCCAGTCATGACGCAAACCCAAACGACTTTTTGTATTGTCGCATGGTGGCACGCGGCTGACGCGCTTGGCGCTCTTTCTTCTGCCCGTAGACTGGCGCCATGGCAGCTCCGCTCGACCCGCTATCCCCTTATCCGACCGTCGAGGCTGTGACGGCGTACCTGACCACGATGCGGCCTGGAAGCCCGTGGGAGACGCTGACCCTGGAGCAGCAAACGGCAGCGGTTTGGCAGACCACGGTTCAGTTCGAGAGCCTGTGCTGGCAAGGGTACCGTTGTGATGTGGAGCAGCCCTACGCCTGGCCCCGCACCGGGGCGATCTGTTGCGATACCGAACTGGTCTGCTACGTACTGCCGAAAGGTATCGAGGTGGCGTTCTGCGAGCTTGCGGCGGCCCTGGGTGCGAATCCGACTCTGCTGTTCGGCGCTGCACCGGTGACGGTGCCGACCGGGCTCTACATCAGCGAGGAGCACCTGGGCGAGATGGGCCACAGCTTCGCCGCGTTCTCACCTGGTGCGGCAGGGGTGAAGTACACCGCCAACGCACCGATCCTGCTGCAGAAACTTCCGTGGATGGGTCAGCTTCTGGAATGCTGGCTGGTGGGCAGCTTCGGCGCATCCCGCGTCCTGTCGAGGTGCTGATGGAAAGTTGGACACAGGCTGACATTAACCGCTTCTGGTCCAAGGTTCAGAAGGCTCCGGGCTGCTGGCTGTGGACGGGGGCTCCCTCTAGCCACGGTTACGGGGAGTTCAGCAGAGGCAGGAAGTGGCGGGATCTTCCCCATCGGATTGCGTTTGCCATGTCTCATGGCCCCATCCCCGAGGGACTGGTGGTGCGACATTCCTGCGACAACAAGAGATGCTGCAACCCGGCGCACCTGTCCATTGGCACGCATGGAGATAACGTGCGTGACATGAACGTGCGAAAGCGCAGGCCCCGCGTGAAGTTGTCGATTGAGCAAGCGCAGGAGATTCGCGGAAGGCTGGTCAGCGTACCTAAAGGAGCCAGGACGGGAATGGGCGTGGCTTTAGCGCAAGAGTATGGAGTGACGCCAAGCACTATTTCCGTGATCAAACTGCACAAGCGGTGGGATGAGGATTATTACCAATGAGTTTTGCTGACACCCTACTGCCACTTGCTGAGAATCTCATTGATGGTGTTTTCGGCACCCCAGTGCTATACCAGCGTGTGATCCACGGCGGCTATGACCCGACCACCGGCCAGGTGACCTCCTCGACGGTGGACCGGCAGATCATGGCCGGGGTGCTGTCCTCGGGCCGGAACGAGGAAGGTGGCGCGCAGGAACAGCGCGAGCTGCGGTTGTGGGTGCATCACGGCGTTACCGGCTTGCAGATCTTCCCGCTGACGAGCGATCGGGTGCAGTACCTGGGCGTGTGGTGGAAGGTGGTCCGGGTGGACCCGAGCTACAGCGGCCAGGCGTTGGTGGCATCGAAACTCACCCTGGAGCGAGAAGCCTGATGGCCGTCTTCCGCGACCCCGCTGCACTGCGCCGCCACATCGAGAAGGCTGTGCTGGAGCAGCAGAAAGAGGTGATCATCACCGCGCAGGCGTGGTTGGGCAGCAGCAAGAACAGCCCCCGCGATACCGGGCGGCTGCGGTCGAGCTGGTTCGCGGCGGAGGGTGCCCCGAGCACTGAGGTGGCGCCAGAAGTGACTGCCCGCACCCAACGGAACCAGCGTCGCCGCAGGGCTGAGCGAGGGGAGCTGGGGCGTGATGCAGGCCGCCCCCAGAAGGATGCGGCAGGGCTGGAGATGAAGCTGGGCACCGACTACCACCTCACCAACAACCTCCCCTACGCGCAGCCGATCGCCCTGGGCGTGAACCTGCCGCCGTCCTGGGGCGGTGAGCACCGGGTGGTGTCGGCACCGAAGACGTGGTTCATCGACTTCGTGAACAGCGAGCTGCCGAAGATCGGGGATGTGGCAGGTCGGGTCATCAAGCGGAGGTTTGACCTCTGATGGGCACCTTCCAGGACATCCGTGGCCGCCTTGAGGCCGTCACCTGGGACGCGCTCCAGGCG